TTGAACTGAATCCTGCTTGAGGAACTTCTTTAAACACTGATACAATCGGGCTAACAGCATCAATACTATCAGTTAAATTAAATCCAACAACCTGATTAGAATCAAAAGATTGAGTAAGAACATTATTGGATACAATATTTTTTGTATTGACACTAATAACACCAGTATCACTTATAGCAGATGTTTTAGTTTCTACTGCAGCAATTTTGTTAGATTGTTGTGCAATTTGTGTTGGAGTAGCAGTAGGATTTTCAACCATGTCACTCATAACAGGGTTACTAACCATTGCTTCTGCTAGTTTAAACGCTTTACTTGGCATTAATGTTCTCCAAAATTTCTATATTATTCACTGTCTTTTTTTGCATCAAGATATGCCGCTATAGCCATATCTCTACGTTCTTTTGCATTCTTACCTTTAAACTGTGGAGCATCAGATTGTTTAAAATCATCTATCCATGCACCCATACCATCTGCCACTTCAAGCTTTTCATTTTGTGGTTTCTTTTTAAATGTATTAAGACCTTGGCTTCCACCCGAACCAATGCGTTCAGCTTTATTACTTTGTGTTGTTGCAATTCGTTTCATTGCGCCTTCACCCATTTTCTTTAATCTATCATTTGCTCTACCTGATCCAGTAAGTCTTTTTCCATACTTCTTAAGCATTTTAGGATCATCTTTTTTCAGAGCGGTTTTCATATAGTCTTGAGTTTTCTTATGATATTTTTGTAAAGTGTCTTTGTTTAACTCATTTACATCTTCTTTTTTAATTAAATCTTTTGGATCTTTCCCTTTAACCTTTGCATCAATGTAAGATTTTGCAAGACCAAGAGATGCTACAGTACCAAGAGTTTTAACCTTACCTTTATTTAAATGTCTAATAACATGCTGTCCAGCTCCTGGCTTAGATAGCACAACATAATGCCCACCTGCTGGATGTGGTTTCTTATGTGTAATTTTCATACCAGCAGTTTTTGGTTCAAACTTTTCGTCTAGTTCAACTTCTTCACGGACTCTAACTTTAAACATTTTCTCAACGGTCTGCCTACCCATATGCTTTGACATAACTGTAATAATCTTTTCAAATACTTCAGTATCTTGACCGTTCACGAATTTAATAAAAGGCATTCCAGCTTTACCTGATGATAGCATATCTGCTGCTTTCATGAAGTCAGCCTTATCTATGCCACCACTTTTCTTTGCATAAGAACTAAGCTCATTACCAGCTTTTTTCATTGCTGGAGTTGCCACTTCATCAAGTTTTACCGATTCATTTGGATTTTCATTACCAGGTTCTTCTCCAGTATCTTTTGCAAGCATATAGTCTCTTACAGAATCAAGATAGTCCATTGCCTTAGTAATTTTATTTTGACACCACTCAGGCATATTCTCATCGTCTTCTAGCATATCGTGCAGTTCTTCAGCAGCGTCTGAGATAGTGACAAGCTGGGTCTTAGCCATATCACCTTCATAATCATACTCCCCTGCATCAACATCTTCAAACATATAAAGATCATAAAGAAGTTCGGTATCTTCTTTCATAAGACTTTTTATTTTAGCTGCATTATAATCATGTTTAATCATAAGATTGTTTATAGCAGCCATAGAAAGAAATGGTATATCTTTAGCAGCTAGTTGCTCTAACTCATCTTTACCAAATTTTGCTACCATAGTAGAAAGTTTAATAGCATCCGTAGGTTGGATTCTCTTACCTTTCATACCAGACCAATGTTTAGCCAGTCTATCTAGTTGATTTGCTGCTAATTTTTCTTCTATAGATTTCATTTTGACCCTCTTACTTTTGCAGCCAGATCCTTGTCTGCCTTGCCCCATGTTCCTGATGATTTAGTTACAAATGAATTAACTCTTGCAAAACCCCACTGTTCTGGAGTAGTGCCAGGTCTGTGTCCAGTTTTCCAAGCAGCAACTCCACGATTATAAACCTGTCTTAGTATACCAAGAGGCATACCAGATTTTTCTGCCTTTTTCTTAAGACCTGCTGTTGCATCTTCGTTTATATAAGCTTTAAATTTAATCATTATACATATTCCTATTTTCCATGTGAGATGGCATGATCGTCGTGCCAGGTATACGGGTGTTCTTGACTATGAACTTTGAAGTGATGTAGAGTATATCCGTCTTTTGTTTTATGAGATTTAATATGTTTTAATTTAGTGCCTGCTGGAATTATTGTTTCTTTTTCAGGATCATTATGTGTCATAGAACCTTTTCCATCTACATGAACAGCTTTAGTTTTCTTACTAGCATGAATTGCAACAACATGTCCACTTCCAAAGTTTATTGCTGATTTATGATCGTGCGAGGTAGACATATGGGCTGGGCTATGAATTGTACCATCTTTAGAATTCATAGCAGCTTTACCAAAGTCATGAGCCGAACCGTGATACAAAGTTATTTTCTTTTTAAGAGGTTTAGAATGCTTAAGAATTGAATGATGAACATGAGCTTCACTATTATGAATGTCTTGCCGTTCTTTACGATTGGGGGTTCTTAGCAGAAAATCGTCCTGATGAACATGCTTTTTATTTTTTTCTTTGTGCTCATCTGCATGCTTTTTACCATACCGATGGCCCAGTGAGGATTTGTGATTATCTATTAAATGCTCATTGATTTTTGTAGAGTTATGTTTAAAATGATCGAAAGCTTTTCTTTCATGAGGATCTTTATGAGCGTCAGCAGAATGAGATGATAAATGTTCGCTGTGATCTTCTTTATTATGACCAGCAGCGTGCTCGGCTAAAGATTTTTCATGATCTGCTTTAACACCAAAAGCTTTTTTAACTTTTTTTATTATAGATTCATTAGTATCTTTTTTCTTTTCTCTTTCTTTTTTTCTTTCAAATGAAGTATCATGAGCAATAAAAACGTTTCCATTTTTATCTTTATCAAACCCAGATGTAGCTTTATCTTCTTGTTCTGCTATATACTGTTTAAAAGTTATCATTTTGTTGACCTATTTTTTGCTCTTGCTCTTGCTAATCTAGCTCGATCTAACATTCTATCATGCTTAAGTTTATCAGTTTCTTTTTCTCTATCAATCTTGGCTTGTGCAATTTTAATTGCATCTTCGCCATACATTTGTTTAAACTTTAAAGTGTGTTTACTCGGTTTTGTTTTTGCTGTAGCATCACCTGGAGCTGGTTTATAAGCACTTCTATCATCATCTGCTTTTTTACCGTGTTTAGCAAAATGTCTTGCTCTTGCAAGTTTAGTGGATTTTGTTTTAATGCCGGCATAATAACCTTTTGGTTGAGTACCTGGTCTATCTTTAATATCTGAGTCTTGTGGCTGTGTAGTCTTTTCAGAAGTCTGACCTGGAGTCTTAGACCTTGCTTTCTTATTAGAAGCATCAGTTCCCCAATCCGGTCTATCATCATACATAGAATCTTTACTCTTAGCTTGATACATTTTAACAGAGTCTAACCATTTTCTCATTGCAGAACCGTCTTCTTTTTCAACTATAAGATAATTGGACCCTTTATAAATTACAATGCCTTTTTCACCGGACTCTTTAACCTCAACCATATCGCCTTCATTAAAAAGTTCACCATTTATATACTTTTCTCTTATATCAGAAATAGGTTCTAGTTGAATAGAATTTCTAAATTCTGTTTCTTCTTTTAAACCCATACCTTTTCTAATATCATTAAAAAGTTTCTTTGCATCAGTATTAGACATTTTATCAGGTAAACCTTGAGAAAACGAAGTAAAGTTATTATCTGAAGCATAACTTCTTTGCTTGGTACCAGAAGCACCTTCAGCACCTTTGGCATCAGGGTCTCTTTGTCCTGCTGATACCATTTGAATTCCATCTGGAAAATTATAGAAGCCATGTTTTCCTTTTTTACCATTATAATTATTCAGTCTCACCTTATATTCATCTAAACGATCTGAACCAGCAATCATAACAATCTTTCTATAACCACGATCATATAAATCAGTTAAAGCATCAAAAGGAGTTTTTACTTTCTTATTGACAAGAACTTGTCTGGCGTGTTTTGGAAACATTTTACGAATATACTTAACCTTGCTAGTATATTCTAAAGGGTTATCTTTTTTATCATTAGATTGAGATAGATAAAGAAAATAAGGATTACGTCCGGCAGAGGAAGACAATTTATCCATAAGTTTTCCATGACCAATAGTAGGCGGATTCATTCTACCAAAGGCAAAATAAGCAACCTTTTCTTCTTCTACTAAAAACTGAGAAAATGAATTAATCATTCAGAAGATCCGCCTCTTTTTCTTTGCATTTCTGCTTTACGAATCAATGGAAACATTTTCTTAGCCAAACGATCAATACGTGTTTTCATTTCAGGCTTATCAAGTCTTTTCTCAATTTCAGCCTTACGTGCTATAGTTAATTCTCCACGTGGAATATCTTTTGTTATTTTTAGTAAGATTTTATTACGAGCAGCTCTTCTTGCTCTTTTTTGAAGAACCTCTTTACTCGCTACACGCCGAGCAGCTCTCTTTTTACCAAGAGCAATCTTAGCACGATTTCTTTTAAAATCACGTGCTTTCTTTAACCTTTGTGCCATAGACAGAGCTTCATCTGGAGACTCGTCTACACCGCCGTCTAATCCAGTTCTTCTTTTTCTATGTCTTCTATATTTGATTTCATCAGGCTCACCGGGAGCGTAATCTACAGTAATTAAATCTTTAAATTTTAACATCAGTTTCTTCCTGGTTTATCCCATCCCTTTAAAATATTTGGCGAAAAGTTATTGTATGAAAATTCCATTCTATCAACAATCTTTACCGCATCACCACCAAGTCTATCAATTGCTACATAACCTTCGTGACCTGTCGTCTTAAATCCCTTTGTAGTCTGTACAAATGTATCGATCTTTTTAATATTATTAAGTATATTTATAAGTTTTAATTTTACTAAAACAATTAGTTTCTGTAATTCAAAGACCTTTATTAAGTTTTGTTTATTAGATGCCGAGAAAAATTTTAAGATTTCCTCTCTCTTTTTAACTTGCGCATCTTTGCCGCGTTCTGACTTGCGTTTGAGGATTTCTTTTTCGTATTTGTCTTTGATCCACTTGATGAGCCCGTCGGCATGTCTTCGAGTGTCTTTAATAATTTCGCCTTTCCTGACAAAGGAGTTATTGTAGGTTTCGATTGTCTGCGAAAGTTCGTCGTTGGACTCAATTTCTTTAAGGGTGCTACTAGATATTTGGTTAAAGAGTTTCCCAATTTCCGAAAGACGTTCATTTACTTCCTCCGTATCCTTTTTTGACATTGTTACTTTAGTCATATCTCTTAACATTGCATCTTGAGACCAGACAGATTTTGATTTTTTAAACTTTGATATATCTACACCATAGCTTGCTTGCATCGTGTCAAAAGACGAGCCAGTGTATGTAGTATGCCAGACGATTCCAATTTTTGCCGATCTGATTTCTTTGGCTGCTGCAGTTCCTTCTGGGACCGCATAAATAATTGTATTAGGGTGAAAAGTGACATACTTTTTTCCATCTATAGTTTGACTGGACAAATCGTTGCCGCTGAATAAAAAATCTCCTTGAACAACACCTTTGATTCCAAGTGAAGGCAGATATTTAAGTGCGTCTTTGAGCTTATCAGCAAGATCGCCAGAAGTATCAGCATCGACGTCAGCTGTAGATTTATAGACCTTAGGGTTTTTGTTGAATATGCCTTTTTTGGCAACGAAAAATTTATTATCACTCGGATCAATACCAGCGAAAACAGCAGGAGCGCCATCCCATTTAACACTTACATTTCCTTTCTTGGTTCCACCAAGCATATCTCTTAAATCTCTAAGAGCAAAGATTGCTTCACGTGTGCCTTTTACTCCACCATAGATTACCCTATCTTCGATATGAGTCATGTGTGTATTTTTTTGTTCAGTTATAGTTTGTTTAAAACTTATCATTTCATCAACTTCTTTATTGTTGCCAATGCTTTTTTACCATCTGGATGATTTGGATTTATACTTACTTCACTGCCATTCATAAAGTCTGATATACTTGCAGACTTTCCAAGCGCAGTGATTGCTTTATGTAAAGGATCCTTTGGATCATATTTTGTTTCAAATCCACTCTTACCTCTTAATTCTACCCATTTCTGATCACCTTTATTCCACATCTTCATAACATCCATATTTTTATTACGGATGAGTTTAAGTTTAACTCCCTCAGATATAAAACTTTTAAATTTTAACATTAGTTATCCTTTAAAATAAGATCAAAGGTTGCACCACCACCAACATTATTTTGAGATTTTGCAACAACTTGTAAATCAGTTTTTTCAGTAAATACTAATGGAATAGGATATTCAATTGTAAAGCCAGAAGCAAATACACCAAATTGCCCTTTCACATTAAAAGATTCATTTAGTGGTCTTGATATGAGTCTAAATAAAGCATCATTATTTGCATCTACATTACCTTGTAAACGAATAAGATAACCAGTTTTACCTGCTGGAATTGTATATAGAGACATAAGAGTTTGTCCAGCGCCAGCTAATATAATTGCAAGATCTGTAGTGGATCTCTTAATTCTAATCTCGTCTACATTTGTAGATCCTGTATTTGTAGTAATCATTCTTGCTCTAAACACTCTAAGAAACTGATTAGATGAAGCAGAACCACCAATTGTTAATGTTTCAGTTATTGGAGCATAGTTTTGATCTAAGCCTTGAACCTCAACGGTGCCATTATTATCAGAACTTGTATTATCAGCTACAGCTAATACAGTACCCGCAGCAGCATAAGCGTAGTCTGAGGTGCCATCCCATATAGTCTGATAAGAATTTGGAATTGATTCTCTATAACCAAACTTATTGATTGAAGATGTACCTGAAACAAGACCTTGAGCAATACCGATAAGATATGGTGTCATAATACCATCTACAGTAATTGTCCCACCACCGTCTTGAATAGTTACAGGATTGGTAATAGTATTGACTGTAACTGTTTCAAGAGCCGCTAAAGATGAAGCATCTAATGCAACCGTACCATCAACGGTTATACTATTACCGCCGTCTTGAATAGTTACTGGATTAGTAATAGTATCGACTGTGGTAGTTTCTAATGCTGCAAGAGATGCAGTATCTAGCGCAACCGTACCATCTACTGTTAAAATGTTACCGCCGTCTTGAACAGTAACCGTACCAGATATAGGCTGAGTTGCTTGGAAAAAAGTTCCAGTAACTGCAACTGGATTATTAATTATATCTACTATAATTGGATTTGCTATTGTATCTACAGTTACGGGATTAGTAATTGTATCTACCGTAATTGTTTCAAGAGCGGCAAGAGATGCAGTATCTAATGCAACCGTACCATCTACTGTTTGAGTTGAAGGAAACGTAACATTTACTGTAGTATTTTCAAGTGCAGCTTTTGTATCAGAATCTAAAGCAACTGTTCCAGATACCGGAATAGGATTACCCGTATCATTATTAATTTCAACAGAAGAACCAACATTTACTGTAACATTTTCTAGTGAAACCAGACTACCCGAATCTAAAGAAACAGACCCTGTAACATTAGCATTTACTGTTTCTAAAGCAGCCAAACTAGTAGCATCAAGAGTAACTGTTCCTGCAACAGTTTGAGTTGCTGGAAAATTAGATATTGTAGCTGTTACGGATTGCAGTGCTGTAATATTTGTACTATCTAAGAACATAGTTCCATCAACTGTTTGAACAGATGGGAAGTTATTAATATCCACTGTAGTATTTTCTAATGCAGCTAAAGATGAGGCATCTAATGCGACCGTACCATCTACTGTTTGAGTTACTGGGAAGTTTGAAACTGCAATATCACCTCCGGTATTAGTTACAGTACCGGTGATTGGAATAGGATTACCAGAATCATTTTTAATTTCTTGGTTATTGACAAAAAGATAACTCATACGATTCTCCATCCGTTTCTATAAATGAGTGAAATTGATCCGTTGTTTATTTGAAGTGTAAATCCTCCAGCATCATTATCAACTGTACCGGATACTACAATTGGATTTATACTTGCTGAACCAGACTCATCTTTTATAACTAATTGCTCACCATTACTTATTCCGCTAGGAAGAGTGATAGTACAAGTTCCAGAATAATTTACTCCAATATAGTGATCATCTACTGAAGCTGTATATGAAGCAGTAGTAACAAGGGTAGTACTAACAATATGAGATGCTATCTGATCGGCTGATGATACAGCACTAAAAACAAATTTACCTGTAGCTGCATTATATTTTAAATACTTATTATCTGCAATCGTTGATCTATCAATATCATCTAATTTTCTTAACTTAGTTTCACCACCACCACCGATTGTGGACATTTGGTGCTGCACTCTTTGAATGAATGTTTTATAATGCTTTGCTAAATCTTCATGTGTAACAAATTCTTGATTAAGTGGTGTTAGTGGATCGTCGTTATTTTCTTCTGTATCGCCACCAAATAGACCAAGCTGAGCTTCACTTACGCTTCTTTTATGAGATTGAGCTTCACTTAACTTTTTAAAATTAGAAAGTAGATCCTCATTTAATGCGTTTTCATTTATATTTTCAACTTTCTCGGTTAACTCTACTTCTAAAGCTTTACCTTTTAAATCATCTTCTAATCTTTTTTCATCATAGTTAATATTCTGATTTTTTTCTTCAGAAATAAGTTTAAAGAAATCAGAAAATGTAGGCTCATTAGCCTTTTCTTCAGCTATTCTTATTTTCTCTGCTTCAGCTTTTTCTTTTTCAAGAGCCAGCTCTTTAAAAAAATCGCTTAATGAGGGTTCATTTGACATTAGATTTCCAACCAATTATATTTTACCATACTATTTATATAAAAAAATGGAGGTGAAATACACCTCCATATAAGTTATACCAAAAAACAAAAGGAAATTTTATCTTCGATAGATGTATGCATCCATTTTATCTGCGACACTAAGAGGAAGACACATATTATATTTAGGATTACCCAGTCTGGATCCACGACCTTGACATTTAACATAGAATTGGTAATCTTTACCTGCAATTCTTAAATCTTTATTTAAGTTGGATACAATCTTTCTTACAGTATCTAACTGTTCCATATCATCTTTATTTTCTTTAGAAAATGTTCCGATATAAGAATCTGTCCTAGAAGAATTAACTGCAATACCCATTAGCTCATCTTTCCTGAACGAATCATTGAAAATCCAGAAGCAAACATTGTTTGGTGAACAGCACGAGACTGTTCTTCTGTTAATCCTTCATACCGTTCTTTTTCACCGGTATTCCAATTCCAAATTCCTTCTACATACCACATCATTTAACTCCTTCTATAATAGCTGTAAATAAAATTAAAAGTACAAAGAAAATTGCACAACCAACTGCAGTACCCATTATGCATACTCCTTATATTCTACTACTTTAGCAAGGTCTTCGACAAGCTGTTTACCATACTTAGTAAACAATATGCCTTGCTCCCAAACAAAATGTTCTACATCTTGGATGTGATAAAAAGTTTCACAACCTGTAATCCAACGTAAAGCATCCCAGTAATCGTGAGCACCCCAGGTCTGGGCTTGATGAATACGCTCTTTAAATTCATCAACTTTTATTTCTTCAATCTTTTTTTCACGAGCAGTATTCTCCTCAAGCTGATCACAAAGAGCGTTCCATAGCTCTTGTTTTTGGCGAGGAGTACGATCATTCCACTCATCCATTAAAACTCCACGAGGACGAAACCCATAAACATCTTTATGAAGGTCTGAGAAACAATCATCTGAGTAAGTGAATTCCATTTTTATATCCTTCCGATTCTCTTTACATAACTAATATAGTATATTTTAGGGATCTTGTAAACCCCTAAAATGCATTTTTATGCAACTTCTTTAAAGCCAAAGTTTGCTACAACATGACGGTTACCATCTTCATCTTCGATAAGATCACCAACTGAGATAGAAGCCATCCGACCCAAACGAGTAATCTGAGTTTCGGGTCCAATGTTACCAACTTGAAAAACTTCATCTAAACAAGTAGCTTCAATAAAAGAAACCGCAGTGTAAAAATTTTCATACAGAGCTTTTTCAACAAGATCCACCATTTTCTCTCCACGGAAGTCCATAGCCATATTATCACGAATTTCACGCTTCATGCTTTTAGTACCAGCATTGATTCCAGCGATTTCATCTTCTGTGTAGCGGATTTGGTAAACTGTGTATTTCATTTTCTTATCTCCGATTCTATTTACTCTTACAACATATACTATTATGCATAGTTTGTAAACCCCTAAAATGCATTTTTATGCACTTTTTTTCTATGTATCTTTTATGTTACAGTGATTAAAAAGTAAGCAAAATATAAATTATTACATTGCTAAATAAAATCATGACCGAGTATACAAGTATATACCGTCATACTTTTCCAAAAACAATATAGGAGATATTAGATGGAAATCCTTAATAAAGTAAAATCATGGGCTGGAGCTTTAGCTGAAGCAGGTGTAAGCCTAATCGGACTAGGCATCGTCCTTGAAATCCTTTTCGACGGGATGAATATTCCATTTTGGCCAGACGTCAACGTTACAGCAAACATTCTCGGATTGCTAGGTAACTTTAGTGAACAGGGTCTGGTAGGTTTGGTTGCTTTAGCCATTTTGTGGCATATTTGGAATAAAAAATAATTAGCCAGTGAAAATACGGGAAATAAAAAAGGGGGGCTTTATGCCCCCCTTAGCGTTTATGTAAACTGATTTATTGTGGATTAATTACATAGTGAATTAGTAAAACAAGAGCAACTGATGCACCAAGCCCTACCATCATCTTACCAAAATCTTTTGCGACCAATGGAAAAACTGATTTGGTTTTCTTTTTACCTGTAAACTGTGCCATAGCTAATTCTCGTCCAGCAAGTAATCCGACAAAGACCCAGGTTGTACTCATAGGAATATCATTTAGTTCTTTAAAGAAATATAAACACAACCAATAGAATAAATCAATTAGTGTTGCCGAGCGCACATAGCGTGTGTTATGTTTTTCTAAAACAATCTGCTGTATTTTTCCCCCACGTTCTCTAAACATAAAGAATAACCCAGCAACAAATACTATAGATATCAATATCATTAAATCCATAGGAACCTGGCGTGGTAAGAATACCGCAATATTTGCCATATCGTGTGAAAGCCAAGTCCACCATAACCCACCAGTAGCAAACCACTGAGCAATTCTCCAATAATCTTTATTGCCTTCATTTACAGGTTTTGTTTCATCAAACCACGTGCTGATTAACCACCAGATGCCGTAGGCAAATAAAGCTGCAACACCATACCCCATAATAGATTT